GATATTGGATTCTTAATTCTGAGGTATCGAAGAGCTGATGAGCATTCTGTGTAGTAACCAATTGCAATAGAATGTTTTTTATCAGGAACATGTGGGCAGTCTATCTCGTGTAGTGTTTGTATATTATTTTTTGTAAGTGTTGTATCGATAATATAACTAGGCATATGGACATCTCCTTATATCATTATAAAATAATTATACAACAATTAAAAAACAATGTGTAATATAATTGTATAATAATTAAAAAATATAATACACTTATGTCGTTGTGGCGGAAGTAGAGAGACGCAAAGGTGAAGGTAGGTTGCGTACGGCGCACTACTGGGACCTTGTACAAAACTAGAGCGGACTAGTGCATGAGTGGTGCAATCCCACTCCAGCGACTTTGGGTTTGCGGTACAAGATCCCGAAAGTAAAACCGCTTAGAGATTGAGCAGTAGTGGAGGCAATCAGACCCTTATACCATTCTATGGCTACTGCAAGAGGAATGGGCAATCTCGCTAACATTAAGTTGGACTTGCTAGGAACACGGCAAGTTGCCTGTGTGAGGCTTTGTATCAATGCGTAGGTCTTGGCTAGAGACGGTATTCTAGTCCAGTGTTCACATAGCGTTATAACTGCATCTCATGAGCTCCTCTGAGATGTAGTTTTTACATATTAGATCACTCGTTGAGTGGTCTTTTTGTTATGAAAAATAGAAAAACAAAACTCAACCTAAGATGATTGTGAGGTGGTGTAGTTTGAATGGCAAGGAAACGTGATCCAAGGCGTGATGAAGCCAAGAAAATTTGGTTAGAATCCAACGGAGAAAAGCAGTTAAAGGAAATTGCATCTGAATTAAATGTTTCAGATTCTCAGGTTAGAAAATGGAAATCGCAAGACAAATGGAGCGCTGAATTGAAAAGTAACGTTACCAATGGCAAAAGTAACGTTACCAATCAAGGTGGTGCTCCACTTGGTAATCAAAACGCTAAAGGGAACAAAGGAAATAGCAGAGCTTCTCCTCCAATGGGTAATAAAAACGCTTTGAAAACAGGCGAGTATGAAACCATATTTTTTGAGACACTAAGTGATGAAGAGAAGGACATCTATTCTAGTCTGAATGATGATCCTTCTTTTGTTTTGTCTGAAGAAATACGTCTACTTAAGATAAGGCAATTTCGTATGATGAAGAGAATCCAACAAGCTGAAGCTGGACTAAATGATGAAGAAGTCGAACGATTGCAGCAGCTAAGAAAGATTAAAACTCCGATTGAAAAAAATGGTAAAAAGCTAGAAATCAAGCATGAGGTTATGAAAGATGTGCAGATTAGCAGAAAAACACATCGCAAAATTGATGATATTCTTTCAATTGAAGATTCATTGACTCGGATTAGCAACCAGTTAGCTAAAGCCATCAAGCAAATGAATGAACTTTATATGAATGAATACAGAACTGATTTAATTAAAGCTCAGACTGATAAGATTCAAGCTGAGACAAATGAAATTGGCGGAAATAATTCAGGTGAAGAAATAGAGGAATGGAAACAGGCAGTTTTAAATGCCGCAAACAAACGGGCGGTGAAAGAAAATGAATAATGAATTTATTCCTTTTGCTGATATTGGTGCTGCCATTGATTATTACTATGATAAACCAGTAGCTTTTTGCCAAGATATTTTGCATTTGAATCCTGATGAATGGCAAGAAAATGTTTTAAATGATTTAGCTGAATTTTCAAAGGTTTCTGTTCGTTCTGGTCAAGGAGTTGGAAAAACAGCATTAGAAGCAGGAGCAATACTTTGGTTCTTAACGTGTCGACCCTACGCTAAAGTAATAGCAACAGCTCCGACAATGAAGCAACTTTACGATGTACTTTGGGCAGAGGTAGCTAAATGGTTAAATGATAGCTTGATCAAAAACTTACTGAAGTGGACAAAGACCAAAATTTATATGGTTGGTGATTCAGAGCGTTGGTTTGCTACGGCTAGAACAGCGACTAAACCAGAAAATATGCAAGGTTTTCACGAGGACCATATGTTGATTGTGGTAGATGAAGCTTCTGGTGTGTCTGATCCAATTATGGAAGCTATTCTTGGTACGCTATCAGGTTTTGATAATAAGCTGTTGATGTGTGGAAACCCCAATAATATTGAAGGTGTCTTTTATGATTCCCACAATTCAGATCGTGATAAATACAGAGTTCATAAAGTATCAAGCTATGATAGTAAACGTACAAACAAAGACAATATAGAAATGATTCTTAAAAAATATGGAAAAGAGAGTGATGTTGCTCGTGTCCGTATTTTTGGAGAATTTCCCAAAGGTGCGTTGGATTCATTTATCAGTCTTGAAACGGTTGAATTGGCTACAGAAAAACAAATTAGTGATTCTTTAGTCAATAAAACAACGGTTGCTCATATTGGTATCGACGTAGCTCGATATGGTGATGATTCTACGATTCTCTTTCCTAGAATTGCTACCAGGGCATTGGAGTATGAGAAGTATTCAAAACGTAGCACCATGGAAACAACAGGATATGTCATCAACATGGCCAAGAATCTAATGAGTCAATATCCGAGTATTGATAAAGTGATGATTAAAGTCGATGACACTGGTGTCGGAGGTGGTGTAACCGACCGCCTAGAAGAACTTATAGAAGACAAACATTATCCTTTTGAGGTGTTTGGAGTGAATAACGGTTCAACATCAGAAGACGATTTTTACGATAATTTAGGTACTCAACTATGGGGAAATATCAAGGAAATGTTAGAAGAAAATATGACAGCAAATCTTAACGGAGAACAGCCTGTTATTGAATTGCCTTCTGATAGTTCGTTAATTAAAGAATTAAGTACTCGCAAATTCAAAATGACAAGTAGAAGTCGTATTCGTTTAGAAAGTAAAGATGATATGAAAAAGCGAAATATTGGTAGTCCCGATATTGCTGACGCACTGGCTTTAGCGTTTTATGAGCCACCAAGTCACTATCAATTTATTCAATTTTAGGAGGTGAGTTTTTGATTAGTACAGTATTATCTTTAGAGAGATATAAGAAGCTACGTGTTAAATATGCAACACAAATTGAAGATGGAATGTTTGATCCGAATGGTTTTATAGAAGATATGAAACCATTTTTTGCTGATCGCGAAAGAAAATATCTAGCTTATACTAGCGAAAAGAATGAAATAGACAATAGACCAAAGCCTAACACTGATATTGTAAAAGTTAATAATAAACTTCATGCTGGTATGTATTCAATTGTCGTAGACCAAGCAGTCAATCATTTTACTGGTATACCTATCAAATGGGATTACGATGTATCGGAACAAAAAAGAACACTCATTCAAAGATTAAAAGATAAATTCTTAAAAAATGATATAGAACTTCCAACAGTTCCAGAAGCTTTTAACAAATTAACAAGCAATCTTGATTCCATGAGATTCGCAATGCTTGATTCTGAAACTGCAACTTTTCAAGGAGCTTGTGGAGTAGCTTTCCGATTGTTAGAGCCTGTGGAAGGAGATGATGGTTGGGAGTTAAGAGCAAGTAATATTGAACCTTGGAGAGCAGAAAGATATGGAAATGCCGGAATCTATATCAAAGAAAAGTATGACTCTTACCAGAAAAAATTTTTTCAAGAAATGAAAGTTATGACAAGAAATAAAATTCTGACATATGCTTGCTATGGTGATTTGAATTTTGTTACAAGCGGAACGTTCAAAAAAATTGATGAGACCGATAACCCTTTGGGGACGATTACCTTGGCAGAATTTAAAAATAATACGAATCGTTATTGTGATTTTGAAGTAGCTGAGGAAATTGGAGATGCAATTGATCGTGCTCTATCTGATCAACAAAATGAAATTGAACAATTTAAGCTTGCTTATATGCTTGTTACTGGCACAACAATGGACAAGGACACTGCTAAAGAAATGATGAATCAGCTAGGAATTATCAACTTAAAAGACCCCGCGGCAAAAGCGGAATATGTCACAAAAAATTTAGCAAAAGATTTCAATGAATATCATATGGATTTATTAAAAAAACAATTCTATACCATTTGTAAAGCAATCGATTTTAATGATGAGGTGTTTAAATCAAATAGCTCTGGAGAAGCACGTAAATGGCAGATTATTAGTTTAGAAGCAAAAACAAACACTAAAGAACAATATTTCAGGGAAGGACTGAAAGAGTGTGCAGAAACAATTGCAGCTTTTCTTAAATTTAATGACAAAGTAGACATTGAACCAGAAAAAATTATTTTCACTTTTTCTAGATCTTTACCAACTGATTTGAGCTATTTAGCTGAAGCTTTGCCTTATGTATCTAAGCGAACAATTCAAAGCCAAATACCATTTGTGACAGATGTTGATTATGAAAATGAGATGATGGAACTAGAAAGTGGAAATGCTTATCCAGATAGTGAATACAATTTTGGCGGAGGTGACAATAATGATGATAGAAACGAAGTATTGGACCAAACGTCGAGAACTGGAGGATCAAGCAAGGCTCAAATTAGAAAACCAAACACTTAAAAAGTTATCTAGTGTATTTCCAGAAGCATTAAAAGAGATACAAGCAAAACTATTATCACAAGCTGACTTACACAATATCACTTATCCAGAAATGATGGAGTTTTATAGTACAAGTAATCAGAAAAAATATCGTGAATATGTGGAAAAAAATTATAAGTCATTAAAAATGTATGATGCAAAATACAAAGAGTTTATCGATGAATTTTTTCCACCGTTTGACTATGCAAAAGTCAATCGCTTATTACAAATACGATCAGATGTA